AGGAATTATAATATCGTATGCGCTCGCGGCTTTGATAAGTGTAGTGTTATCGTGTAGTCGATAATCCCGACGGAATATATGAATACAAACCGTTGGGGATTGGGATTGGGATTGGGATTGTGTTTGGGATTTAGATTTGATAGGTGGCATAGTGTGTTTCTAGATGTTTCTAGATGTATATTATATAAAATCTTTGATATTTTACAATATTTTAACTAAAAATATCTTTGTGCCAGTTTTATTAAATATATTAGGCATATATATTTTTAAGCGTGTACTTATAAAATACCAAAAACTAGAAAAACTAGAAAAACTAGAAAAACTAGAAAAAATAGAAAATACCAAAACAAAATAGAAAAAAGTGATTTTGTATTTCTAACTATTTATATTAGATTTTAACAAAACAAAATGGAATCTGCATCTACACCATTTGGTGTTGGAGAACACCCGAATCTATTTCAGCCCAGCAACCATAATTTGCTAGTGGTTTTAGGCATCTTGCATAGTTTTGCGTGGAACTACTATGAGTCCCAATCATATGATGGATTACCTGATGAACCTAATGATCCAGCCAGTGCGGTGCATCCAAAAATTATGTCGTGGAACTGGGTACTCTTTATTAGTGATATGCTTTCTAAAAATGGCTATGATTGGGAACTAAATAACCTACAACTTTTGCGTCCTTAACCGATCAAAATATAATTTTTTTAGACGGTTTGGTTAATAAATAATTGCGATTTTTTATGTACTATTATCCTTCTAATTCATCAGGAGACCGCATTTTTAATCCTGAAAGCGATAATCCATTAAATAATATAGGTGCCGTGTTATTCTTACCATCCTCTTGTATATTATTTTCTTGTAAATTAACTTGATATGCTAGATACTTATTATCCATTTCCTTTTGGAATATCTCTAGCACACCTGGATAACATCCTTTAACCTGGCAAAAAGAGATTATATCTAAGGCGTTTTCATTAATAATATCATACATAGCAACACTATTACACGGATTATTTTTTTCCCTATCCACCATATCCGTTTTTATGAAAAATTCTTCTAGCAGACATACCGTAATACTAAGATTCAAAATAAATTTATCTATCATAATATTTCTGTTAGAACAATAATTTAGAATGAATTTCATAATCATGCTAGTTCCTACTGAATTTTCTAGAATTGTAGCAAACATTTTATCTATTTCTATAGTTAGTTCTTCATCAGTTATAGATTTATTTTCAGATGTACCATTAATAACAAAACTTCTAATAGCTGTATTTAAGCCTTTCAAATCATATTTACCTAGGGCGAACCAGAAATTACGTGTTAGATTACAATCACTATTAGAAAAACATATTCCGGTATCATATACTACTATTTTCACTTTAGATGGTTTATTTTCTTCCTCACTGGGAAGAATATATACCTTCCAATTCTTACAATGCAAATCACCATGAATAAAATTATCCACAAAGAGCATTTGATACAAGAAGCATATAAAGTTTATCGCGGTCATATGTTGTTGAATTGGTGATAGACTAGTGAAATCCGCCCCGGGTATATATTCGCTAACTAGCACATCCTTACTTTGAAATAATACTTCTGGAAATACCACAAAATCTCGACTAACTTGAAAATTAGTTCGTAAGCGTTGATTATTCCGGGCTTCATTATTAAAATTACATTGTTGGTTTATATCTGATAGGAAGTCATCAATGCTGAAAATAAGATTATAACGACGCCGAATCCTACTAAAAGATTGGATATAGCTTAGAATTTTGATAAGACTTAGTTGTTCTTCTAGATTCCTAGCAATATCTGGATGTTTAATTTTAATTGCCACCTCGCGATTATCACTTATCCGGCGCGCATAATATACCTGGCCAATAGATCCCGATGCTATCTCCCGCAAAGTATCTATATGTATATAGTTTTCAAGCACAATACCAATCATCCCATCCTCACCCGCAAATATCGCGCGCGTGTCATCTAGTGAATGAAACGGACAATTTTCAAATATATCCTCAAAATAAGCTACAAACGCCGCCAACCTTTGCATATAAATAGTATCTTTGTTATCTAGGGCATTACCTAACACTGGCGTAATAGGTAATAAGGTATTAGATTTAAGCTTACTGATATACCATTGCAGAAATTTAACATAGAGTGAACCACATTTGAAAATACGTTGTTTTAAATCTAGCCATGCTAATTGTTGATCCGCAAGAGACTTTGTTTCATCAGCTAGATTAGTATGTATAGTTTCTAATATACCTTTAATACCAAAAATATTTCGCAGTTGCCGGAATATATTTACTAGATAACGAAACATATTATCTAGTTATCGTCCTAGTAATAGTAATAGTAGTATTATTTAGATTCTAGAGATATGCTAGAATTAATTATATTTTTTTAACCGTTTTATCCTAGAATCCGTTTTTTAACATAAAAAATATATCGTATTTCTATTTAATTAGAAATAAGATAAGATCATCTAGCAGACTCGAGGAACTAGATAGAATAAATATGGCTACCGCAAATAATTTGTCTACTATGGTTCGAGATATAACCTATTATTTCATCAAACATTATTATGACAAGGAACTTCAAAATACCGAACAACGGGTATTGCTAGAAGACCAATTGCGAGGAATGATTGATAGATTATATGTAGAGAAAGTAGCCGAGTTGAAAAAGTATATTCGGGATACACTAAAAGAAAATCTAGGGGGCGGGTATTCATCTCTAGCGGTGGAGAATATTCTGCTAGAAATGTTTAATGAACCGGAATATTCCAAACAACGCGTATTCCTAGAAATAATTGAATATCAAAAGAAACTATGAATTATAGAATTATGGATTTCTGGATGTCTGGAATTATTTTGGAAAACTTATTAATTAGTATTTTGCTTTTTTCTTATTTTATATTAGAAAACTATCATATATTATGCGACAGAAAAAGATTTATAGGAAGCCCGCACCCCGAGTTAGTAAAACTATAACAACAAGAACGAAGAAAATATTAAAAAGTAAAACTAAAAACCACTCTAGAAAGCATACTATGTGCGCACCATTTATACAACCGCTAGATCTATCAACTGAATCCACCCTAACCCAAACCAATATAAACATTATTAAATCAGCGACTGATGAATCGTGCTTTAGTATTGATGCACTGCGGAAAATTGCGGATAAATGGAACACTACATACCCAGATAAGGCAATTAAATATACCGATGCAACTACAGGTAAATATCTTTGGAATAGTATTAATAATGCTATGAGTGCCAAATGTGATAATGAAGTATGTTGGCTAAAACAGGATTTTATTAAGGAATCCTCACTATCCCAGGAATTGGCAAAGAATTTCAAACCCCTGATGCCTAAAAAATGGGAATCAAATCCGCGGGAATGGCTCAATACAATTGATATTCGGGATGTAATGAATCAATATGAGATTAAACATCCCGATTTTGAGTTTATTGGCCCCGTCCCTATGGATTTTGATAGTAAGGTGGGATTCGGCCAATGTGTGATAAATGAACTTTGCAATATTAAACTAGCATCTCTACTAGAAAAGGGTAAGCGCAAATTAGGAGTAATTTTCAATCTGGATAAACATACACAGCCTGGATCGCATTGGGTAGCTATGTGGGCACATTTTCCAGATGCAGGTGAAGGTAAAATTTGCTATTGGGATTCATATGGTATGCGACCAAATCCTGAAGTAGTGGTGCTGATGAATCGATTAGAAAGTCAGGCCAAGGAACTAAACCACCCAGTAGCCATTAAAATTAACAAACGCCGACACCAATATAAAAATACTGAATGTGGCGTGTATTGTATCTATTTTCTAACTAGCTTTCTAGAAGGTCGCGCATTTGAAGATATAGTAGGAAATATTATAAATGATGATAAAATGTTTGAAAAAAGAAAAGATTTTTTCGCAAAGGTATAATTTAGCTTCCAGTTATTCTTGGTTGGATATGCTAGAATGTTTTTTCAAAAGTTCCTTACAATCTTTTATTTCATTTATAATTTTCTCTAGCGGTACATCACAAATTATTTCAGTTTTATTTTTCAATCGTTTTAGAATATTCAAATTTATAATACATTTTTCTAATTGTTTCTTATTAGATTGCAAGTTTTCGTGGTGTGCTAGTTCTATATCAGGATTGCCAGTTCTATATGATGCTAGACGCTTTTCCAAATTAGCAGTATATCCTATTTTATAACAAGTCTTATTTCGACCATTTAGAAAAGTTTTAACTTTAATCACATATATGAATCCTTTTCCTGTTGAGTTTGTATATAAATGCTTTTTAGTTCTATTAATTTCACGTTTATAAAGCTTTATTTTTTGAGATTTTAACTTTATCTTTTCATTTAATTTTGTAATTTCAATTTGTTCGTTTTTATCTAATGTATATTTTCCTTGTTTTCTTATCTCAGGTAAAACTTTTGTAAATAATTCATTCTTTAATTCCATAGCTAGTGGCTTTCTTGATTTACTAAGCAATAAATATAAACCGCTTTCGCTAATCATTTTTGTATGTCCTTGTATTTTATTTTTATCAGTATTATTTACCTCTTCAAATGTTGAAATATCATTATCACTAACTATATCTTTAATTGATTTAATTTCTTCACGATATGTTGAATAATCCAATGCTTTTAGCAGATGTGGCAATGAAAACCATATATTTTTATATTTATCAAAAGATATGATAACATTGTTATCATTAATTCTAACAATATCATCATATATATTTAATATTAATTTTAATAAACCCATTATTTATGTGTTATCACAATAAATTAATAATTTCTAATTTATATGATATTCTTATATGATATTCTAATATTTATAAAGATTAAATTATAATGGGTATATGAAAGTTCTGGGGGGGGGGTATTATCCCCCCCCACTCATCAAAGTACTACACAATTAAAGAATAGAATTTAAACAAGTGTATTTATTTCCTAACTAGCTTTCTAGAAGGTCGCGCATTTGAAGATATAGTGGGAAATATTATAAATGATGATAAAATGTTTGAAAAAAGAAAAAA